AGATTGTCCCGATAGTCCACAGTTAGTTCCTGCTTGAGCAAAAGAAAAGGTAAAAGGTGCACCAACAAAACGCATTAAAAATAACGCTGTGTCTGTGTATACATAAATAGAATCTCTACCTCTAATAGCTCCCATAATCTGTGATCCGTCGGCCAGTCTCTGTGTACCGGCTGTATTGGTTGCTGTAGGTGTATACGAGTTAATATTTTCTTGATCTGAGAATCTAATAAACATATCGTCTTGAGTTGACTTTGTACCAATCGTGGTTTCTGTGCCAAAGAATACTAAGTGTCTATCCGGTGTTGATACTACCATGTGTCTTGAAGCTGTAGGGGCTCCAGATATAATTGTGCATCTTGTGTCCGTAGCATTTGATAAAGATGAATCCCATTCAAAAACTTCACCATCATGAATTAATGAAATAGCTTTGTCACCGAAATTATCTAGTGACCACATACCTGGCTCCAATACTAAGTCTCCGGACGCTGCTTCTCCCCAAGCCACAAAGTCAGTTGTGTTTGTTACAGTAGCTCCATCTGAGTGTGCAGCTCTCGTTGTGCCTCTTACAGCTCTAGTAATTCCAGTTAAAGTTGTACCACTTGTAACACCAGTGTAAGATATTTCTTCTGTTCCTACTTTTATAAAATTTGTTCCTGTGCTTGGAAACTGTGATGCGTCAGCCAAAACAATACTGGTTCCTGATCCACCTGTTCCAAAAGCGTTATCACCTAACGCACCATTTAAAGTTGTAGTTACCGCAGATGATGCTTCTCCACCCCAAGATCCTAGACCCCAACCAAAACCTTTTTCTTGAACGGCAGATCCAACAGGATAATAATGTTGAACTCTAATGCCTCCGGATGTTGTGGCTCCAGATCCAGATTCGTTTGATGGCATTGTTATGGTTAAAGTTGTACTTGTAGGCACAGTCGCTACCATGAATTTTTTATCATCAAAATCAGAGGCGCTAAAATTAGATCCTGTGATAGTTGTAAAATTATCTAAAAGAATAATGTCTTGTGGGTTAATTCCGTGAGATGTAGAAAAAGTTATAGTTACAGTTGCCGATCCGTTAGTGGTACTAAATGCATTTGTAAGTGTTGTTGTGGTTTTAATTGGGTGTATGTCATAAAACACACCACCTGAATAAGCGTATAAAATTCTATTAGTTCCTATAATAGCGTATCTTCTACCTAAACTATTAACAAAATGGTGCAGTCCTCTTCCTGCCCCTGTTAATTCATTTTCATTAACGTTTCCTAGCTGGCTCCAGCCACCTATTTTCTCTGGAACTCCATATCTAAAACGCACATTATCACAGTCTATCCACTGACTTTCTGCAGCTGTAGGTGTGATTTGTTTGTTTAATCCAGGTAAAAAGTTTATCTTCTGTAGCATAAACAGGCATTATATATAGTTTTTAAAGGAGATCAATCTAATCTTCCTTTCCTACTTTAGGCTATTTTTTGTTATTTTTAAAGTATTCAATACACTCAGCTATCGTTTGTTGCCTTATGTATTCATCTTTTATTTCTTCTGATGTTGGTTGTGGATATACCGAATCCCATCTATCTATGACATATGTTTCATTAGTAGCGGTAAGATCATAATTAGCTTTTGGCACTAATGCTTTCATAACAGTATTTATACCCCAAGCAAAACCATTTTTATTTGAAAACATATCTATTGTTTCTTTTACTGATAATTTCCTTGCCATTATTTAAATTGATTTCCAGTGACCCAAGTTACTAATGAATTTCTCTCACCTTTTGTTACAGGCTTAACTTCATGTAAAATATAAGATGGAAACATTATTAATGTTCCTTGTTTTTTATCCATTAATGCACCTTTATCATCTTCATAAAGATAAAGTTCTCCACCCTCATATTCTTTTGGATCAGTTAATTGAATTGATATAGATAATTTTCTAACAACGAAATCTGATGCTCTATCAACGTGTTTTCCATATTTATTAGATGGTGCCTTATAATTAGTAAATTGAAAACCTTCGTTTAAACCAAATACATCAAAATTAAAAAATCTTTTATTTAGATCTAGTACCATATCAGTTACTCTACGAAATACCCAATTCATGTCATCAGAAGGATATAACCAAGATATTTTACTTTTTCTAACATCTGATTTGTTTTTACCAAACGTTGTTCCTTTAATCATACCTTTCTTTTTAGCAATTTGAATTATCTTTTTACATTCTTCTTTTGTAAAGGCACCTTCCCATTGAGAATAAAAATGAACTTTATCTAATCTAAAATTCCAAGAGGAGTTTTCGAATTTAATTTTTTCTTTCATTAAGTATTAATTTATTCTAAATATTATTATATTCCAAGTATTATTCTATTAAATCCCAACTTTGATTTTCTTCATTCCACATATATGCTTTATCAAGAGGTCTAGATACTGGAGCCTCCCATTGACAAGTATCTTCATTTAATACCCAAGAAGCAAAAGGTTTTATTGGTATAAAAGCGTCTCTACTTTCATCATAAGTAGATCCTTTTCCCGCATGATTTTTTCTAAAAGGTGTTCCTCCTAATTTATGAACACCAGCTCTAGTATTATAAGATGTTTGTTTCCATACATCCGCTGATCCATATAAATTATTTAAAAAGTCTACACCTAATTGTTCTTGTTCATTACCATCATTATCAGTAATTACGTCGTTGTGAACAGAAACAACTTGTACAACTATATTTCCTGCTCCTATTTTTGCAAAACTAGCCATTATGTTGTGTAACTCCCTGAACCTGTAAATTTCATTATTGTATTTGAACCTGATGTTGTAACTGTTGGTGAACCTGATGTGCTCGATGAATAATTAGCAGTAGGCACACTTAAAATTACCACGCCTTTTCCGCCATCGCCACCCAATGTTTCACCACCTACACCTGTAGTTCCCCAAGCTGAGCCGCCACCACCACCGCCAGTGTTTACTGTTCCATCAGGACCGGGTGCTCCACTAGGACCGGATGCACCGGCTCCACCGCCGCCTGATCCACCTGATCCATTTGGACCATTCCAAGAAGCGCCGCCTCCTCCTCCAGCGTAAGTCACTGAAGAACCTGTAATTGAATTTGCTGTACCATTTCCACCGTTACCTGAAGTAGTTCCTGATGCATCGGTTCCAACGGCACCAGCGCCGCCACCCCCTGCTCCAGCTCCAGGATTGGTTTGTTGGCCTCCGCCACCAGAACCAGTTCCACCATCATTTCCTTGACTTGGAGATACGCTTGGAGTGTTACCTGAGCCACCAGATAATCCACCTGCTGGGTTTCCATTTCCTGAACCTCCGCCTGAACCTCCAGGAGAGGCTGGTGAGTGATAAGGACCAGCACGGCCACCACCAGTAGAAGTTATTGTTGTTAGTCCTGCACCTGATCCTGAAATTGATGAGTCATCACCATTTTCAGGGCCAGTGCCACCGGCAGCAGCAGCGCCATCGCCAACTGTTACCGTAACTGTTTGTCCTATGACTACTGTTTGAGTAGATGTTCTATATCCACCGGCGCCACCGCCACCGCCACTGATAAATCCAAAATTAGAATTACCTGCGCAACCGCCTCCGGCTACCACTAAAAATTCAATATCGTATGTTGGAGCTCCACCGCCTGATCCAAAACCAAGTATTTGATATCCAAATCCTTTAGTTTTTAGTCCAGTTGTTTTTGATTGATTTTTACCAACCTGGTTTGAGAAAGTTTCTAGTTTGTAGTCTTTCATACTATGCTCCTATTATACGTCGTTAGCAGCGTCAGTAGTGAAGAATAATTTAATTCCTAATAATTTTGCATCTGCAGTCAATGAGTCTGCTGACACATCTCTTGAGATTTGAAAGAACACTTGTTCGTCAGTGCTCGGTGAACCTGCAATAGTTACTGCTCCACTTTCTGCTGCTACGTCTAAATCGTTTGATGTACCACTATGTGCTTTAGCTGTTGCAACAACTTGTGTTCCAAAAGCTGTATTACAAGAATCATTATCTGCTATAGCAACGCCAGATAATCCCCATGCTGTTGTCCCTGTATCTGTTGAAGCTGCGGTAAAGAAAGCTTGAAAAGTTACTGTGCCTTCGTTCCATGATTTAGGAAATGCAACAGCAAACTGTGCAAATTCATCTGAGTCTTTATCAAAATCTAAAGTTTTAATTTCAGGTCCATTAGATAATTCTGTTTGAGCTAAATCTGCGCAACCATTTGTTGAATTTGGATAC